AGCTGTGGAATACCAGCACTCGCTAGAACAATAGCACCAAGCCCAACACTAATAGTAATCAATGCCGTCTTGACCGCAGCCGCGTTATCTTTCAGCCAAGTCAGTCCGTCAATAATCGCGTCGAACGTCGCTTTGATCCCGCCGCCAATCGCCTCTTGATTATCTTCAAGCCAGCCGAGGAGATCCTTCAGGTTCTCAGTAAGGTCGCCGCCAATATCTAGCTTGAGAAGCTGCCACCACACAGCTAGCTTGTCTAGCTCGTGACGGATACCAGCAGCCATCTCTTCGTATGCGGCTCGTGTATTACCGCTCGCTTCCTCTGCGTCCTTTATCTTTCCTGTGAACGAATCGAAGTGAACTCCAGTCGCCTGAAGAACTGCTCCGCCTGCCTCAGAAGAACCGAACAGATTTTTGATGCTTGTATCTGCGTCGGCTGCGTAGTCTTCGATAATCTTAAACGCACCTGCAAGATCACCGCCAGCGTCTATGAACTTAGGGAATGTAATCCCAGCAGCCTTCTCGAATGCGTCTGATGCTTTAGTTCCTGATTTCGTCAGCTCGTCTAATGCGCCCTTCATATACGTAGCAGCTTCGGCAGTAGGAACACCTTGAGCAGTTAGCTCTGCCATCCATCCTGCAATACTAGAGAACGCAATCCCTGTATCAGCTGCAACTGGGGCAACTTTGAATAATGCGCTAGATAGTTGCTCCATCGTCGTGATCCCATCTATGACGATTGCGAATAGAATATCAGAATACTCGCGGACTTGATCGACTTCCGCGCCATACGCATTCATCACTTGAGCAAGCCCGACTACTGCATCTTCAAGCGCAATTACGCCGCCGACAGCAGCCTCGCCTGCTACGGCAAGATACTCGAAGACATTATCCTGCGGAACGCCCGCTGAGATCGCCTGATATAGGGCAGGAATGATCTCAGATGGAAGTATGCCTATCTGTTCCGACAGAGACTTAACATCCTCTTCCATCGCCTCGCGTGCCTCGGCTGACAGTTCAGGCATCAGGGTGAATACTTCCCTCATGCCCGTGTCGAACTCTACGAATGTCTTGACGGATGCAACTCCGAAGGCGGTGACGGCGGCGGTCGCGGCGAGTGCGGCTGCCTTGGCATACTTCGTGACAGACTTGCCCATCTTGCCAACCGTCTTGTCGAACGTAGAGACTTTCTTCGTCGCCCCGTCCATCTTGCGGTCAAAGTCTTTCATGTCGCCCAACAACGCAACAGCCATCGAACCTACGTTACCTAGTGCCATCGTCACCCCCTATTTACACTTCCAGATCCGTAAGCCGCGCGAATCGCTGCTTTGTCCGGCGAGTCTCCACCCTTGACAAAGTTCTTCTCTGGATCAACGCCTCTCAGCCTGTTCTGTAGCGCCCATGCCTGGGTCCACCACCACACGAGCTGTTCGACGTTCATCGTCCACAGGACTATCCTCGGCTCCCAGTGATACAGAGCCGTCGTTTCACCGACGAGCCTACCTAGTCTGATTGAGCTTCGTCGGTCGCTGCGTTTTTTTCGTCAGCCTCCACGAACTCTTCTGCCTTGTCGGTCATCGGCTGTAGCACGAACTTGATGAACGCGGATAGCTTGTTGTAGTCGAGATGCTTCATCAGGAACTCAGTCGTGAGCGCAGGATTGCTAACGACGCAAACGTCAGAGACTAGTTTCACCATTTTGCTCAGTTCGCCCTCTGCGTCCTTCTCAGCCAACGCTACAATCTCTTCCTTGCTTCGATCCGCATGCTTGGACAGTGCCAATGACACGGCAACCGGGATCGTGGAAACGTCAACAACTTCGCCGCCTACTCGTGCTAGACGTGGTTCGATAACCAGTGCGTCGAAATCGTAGATACCCTGTGAATCTTTCTGTGCTCTCATTGAAGCCTCCTGAGTGGGGCGAGGTTTCCCCCGCCCCGATAGTTACTAGGTTGTGTCTTGCGTGTCGGTGATGCTGAACAACTGTGCGCCACTCGTTAGCGTCTGGTCGATCTTGCCGATAAGCGTGATCGGACACGGGACAGGATTCCGGTCGTCATCAGCAGGGAAGTCCATAGACAACCCATCTCCGATGTACGCCTTGTGAATCAGCATGATCCATGTCTTGCCAGCCACGTTGGTATTCGTCAGTCGGACGATACGCGCCGTCTTGGACGTTGCCCCACCCGAAGTGTAGGTGCGTGATGTCAGCGGCGTGTAATCGTAGTCTGCGTAGACTGTAGCGCCGTCAGCAATACCGCCATTGAGGATCGTGATCGTTCCGGCAACGCCTGCGCCTTCGGCAGCGTTTGTCAGCGTTTCTGAAACGGTGAACACACTGTCAAGCGTAGTGACTTCAACCACCGTTACCACTCTGTTATTCGCGGTGTATGGTGCGATGAATCCAGACAGCGTGAGGTGATCGCCAGGGGCAGGGTTCACATCGAACGCGCCTGCGCTCAGCGTGATCGTGTCCGTCCCAGTGACCGCGATAAGCGCCGATGCCGTCTCGATGCTTGAAGCATTTGATCGAGCGATTGCCGTATTGCCATCTGCCTTCGTGACAACAACGTAGTCATTGTCTCGTTTGTATGTAACGACCGCTGCCGCTGCATCTGCGACGACGATGGAATCCACTTCTGACCCGTCGCCATTCTTGTAGGTGAACTCCGTCAGATCGTAATCAGTCAGCAGGACAGCCTCGTCGGTGATCGACACAGGAGCCGCCGCAACCGTGGCAGACGTTCCGATACCTGCAAACGCAATCCCAAGATTCGCTACGTTGATCTCCATCCACGTTCCGGTAATCGTCACGATGTGATCCGTGATTCCCTCTTCGATGATCCCTGCGTTGTCCGACTTCACAACTACGTCTGTCCAAGACTCCTTGAACGACGCGTCGACCAAAGCTCCAACGTCTGTGTACCCGCCGCCATACGGCCCGATCTCAAACTTGACCGACCCTATTCGGATAGTCTCGTTATCCTGTATGTCTGTTGACTGCTTATAAGCCATCTCATTCCTCCCAGTAATTCAGCTTGTAATCTGCCGGGAACGTCTCCCGCCCTGTCTCCGCATCGTAGACGTGTGTATCGTTTAGAAACACGATTCCAGTCACGGTCATTCCCGCTACTACACCTTTGTATCTCTGTAGGCACTGCCTGATTGCCGTCGCCAAATCCTCACCGTCGCCGTAATCCTCAGCCCAAGCCGTCACCTGCATTCTCGGATGGGCATAATCTAGTACGTCATCCTGATCGCCGCTTACCTTCTGAATCGTGATACACGGCAGAGTTGGCGTCTGAGGCACGCGCGGATAGATGCCAGTTGTGATAGCGGCAACGTCCACGTCTGCCAGCAATAGGGTTCTCAGCGTGACGAAGGGACTCATGTCGCCGCCTCTGCTTTCGCTATTACCATCTGCACAGCTCGCTTTGCTTCGTCCTTTACCTCTTGCTTGTTGTTGTCCAACGCAGGCCGAAGGTATGGCGTATGCAAGAACTCTTGCGCCGCCGCGTATTCAACGTCAGTACCGACTAGGATTTCTGCCTTGCCTGTCGCCTTCAACTTATTAGCGACTGTGCCAACTACGCTCATATCAGCAGGCTGAAACGCGCCGTCCGATCCTTGCGGCTTCGTGATGTCCTTAGACTTCGTACCAACGTGGATCGACCGCCGAAGATTCCCAGATAGGTAAGGCGAGTTTGTCTTCGCGTCATTCGACACAGGGAATGCACCGGCAAGCAGAGCAGCAGCAAAGCCCTTGTACATATCGGCCTTGATCTTCTCGAACTTAGCCATCAGTTCATTCGCGCCTTTCACTTCCATCCTTATCATGCTATGTACCCGTGAACGCCAAACTGTAAGTCAATAGCTGCTACGGTCGCAGCCGTGTCAACCTTGACCGCAGCAACGCTCGCAGGAGTAGAGCCTTCACCTGAGTTACGCATCGACATAGGCCACCTCCATGATCCACTCAACCGTCTCGCCATTCACGGAACAGTCTGCCCATACGTCTGATACGTTGTCTGTCTGGATCGTCACGCTTGCACCGGCTGTAAGTAGGATGTGATGTGCTTCTGCTTTGGCTTTCGATTCGCCAATGTAGATGTAGCCTGTATTCGTCGCCCTCGCTGTAATCGTCATCGCAAAGCCTTGCGGGATCCTATGAGCTGTCAACTGTTCGGCAGTACCAGCGGCAGTGATGGCAAGAGAGCTTGTTTCAAAGCTAGTCATATTGCTGTCCATTACGTCACCTCGTTAGTCAAGATCCTTGTCGTCACTCCGTGGCTATCTGTTTGAACTAGCAGGATGTCAAATACCACGCTATCAACAACCGCCCTCATCTTCTCTGTAATCGTCGGATAGTAGCCACGCAGCGACAGCGTATAGTTCGATACCACGTAAGTCTGATCGAACTGCTTAACCTCGCGGCCTTTGTTCGGTCCATGCGCTACTGGTATATCTGAATGACCGGCCAACGCTACCCAGCTATGTACCACTTGCCCGTAATCGTCCTCAATCCCCACGTCCTCCTGAATCGTACACAGCGACGGGAAGAAGTCCGCCAGCGTCGTAGTCATCCGAGGATCGAAGATTGTCCTAGTCATCAAGCGCCTCATTCACCGTTTGCTCAACCCAGCTCCAATGCCCTAGCGCCATCTCAGCTACCTCAAATCCCGCGTCCGACGAAGAGGTTATAGCGTCAGCCCTAAGTGAAGCAGCGCGCGCCCTCATCTCAGCCGATACCTTTGCGCCGTCTGTCTCAACGTCCAGCAACGTAACTACCTTCAGGATAAGCACCTGGTTCGACGCCCATGATTCAAGCGCGATAGCCGATGCGTTGAAGACTGAGTTGCCGTCTAAGTTGCCAGCCATCGTAATGAACGCGTCAATCTCAGCATCGGTATAGAACTCGTATGTTGCATCCGTGTCCTGAATTATCAATCTTACCTGTCCGCGCTCAGTCGCAAGATTGTATGAAAATGTCATATCGCTCCTTCGCTATCTTGCTGTCGATACACTCAAGGCATACGCTACTTGATGTTCCTTCTGTTCTAAACCAAGGAACAAACGCAACGCCACAGATTGAACAAGTGCTAAGTCCGATTAGCATTACGCCTCCATCCGCTGAAGGAATGCCTAGCCAGTTGCTCTAGGCTCCTACTTAGCTTGTTGTTGTCCCATTCCAAGCTAGACATTCCTCAACGTCTATCCTACTTGTGCGTATGCGCAGCGAGGGTCAAGGTAGTTTCCACCAAGAACCATTCGCACACGATACATCACGTCGTCAGACTCGAAATCACCGTCGAACGGAGAGATCGGAGCGCCTGACATGGTGACCTTGTTAGAGGACTTCATGCAGATTTCCGGTCCTTCGTGTCCACGTAGATGATCAAGCCCGATTGAATAACCGAATCCAGTATCAGCGAACAGATACCAAGTCGTTGCAACGTCGCCGCTTACGTCAATCTGAGGCAACCATGGATCGACATGGAGTTGAATCCCAAGCTGAGGGATGATATTCGTAGTCGGAACAGGGATACCGCCGCCAGCGCCAACCTCGGTCCACTGCTTCAGAGCAGAAGTCAAGATCGTTCGCGCCTGCATTTCAAGCTGGACTGGTACGACAAGATGAAGCCCGCGAATGCTCAGAGGGCGTCCGTTGATGTCCGTCTGTACAGCCATCAAGCCCAGCGTCGTCTCAAGATTAGCCAGCGTTAGTGCCAACGCGCCAAGGTTCGTCACGTTCACACCGTCAACGTCAGCAATCGGAGCGCCGAACAGGAGCACGTCAGGGCCAGTCGCATCCGCAACCAAGCCTGTCACTTCTGCATGATCCGTGTTGACTGCCATCTTCGCGTAGTCCTCAGCAATATCCGAGAACGCGCCCATGCCATCATTGATCAACGCTTCCCACGAAATATCGAACTGCTCGCCGAGCTTGCGGACCTGTCGCGTGTATCGCGTTGCCGAGCTAGGCGTCACAAGGTACTCGCCCTTCTCAGTTAGCTCTCGCAGCTTTCCACGTCCACCATTCCGTCGATGACGTGTATGCTGGTTGAAGTTCGGCACTGTGCCAACGCTGGTATATCCCGCGTAATCAGGCTGCACAATCCCGTACTGCGCCATCATTTCACGCTCGATGGTCGTGCCTAGCAGATACGGAAAGTCCGTAGTCGTCACAGCTTCCATCAGTGCGTACTCGTGTCGATGAGGACGAAGCCCCGCCTTGTTGTTGATCAGGTCAATACCGCGTTCAATCTGCTGTTCGGTGAACGGCTTATGTACTGGCTCCCACCCCTTCCAATCCAATCCTGCTTCTGCAAATGTCGTGCCTAGTTGATCTGGCATCTTGTCACCTATCCTCATTTGGAGTTACGCCCAAGTCACGATGCTGCTGCTGCTTTCCTTTCACGTGGCGTTTCTTTGGTCGTCTTCCCCTTCCTTTTTTTCGCTGTGTCTTCCTCTCGCCCTTCATCGCGCTCACGTTCCTTCTCTAATCGACCAGTCTCGTTCTCCTGATCGACCTTCAGGTCGTTGCGGGTGGCCTCAATCAACACGCGTTGAGCTTCCATCTGCCCAACCTCGGTATCAATCACTTCCGTTCGCAACGTAAGCCCGCGCCGCTCGTACGCTAATTCACCAAGGCGGCCAAGTATCTGATTCAATCTGTTTTCCAGATTGCTATTCGTAATCTCATTCATCCGCGCACCTCCATGATGCTAGGATTGTTATGCTATGATTTGGCGTCGTAAAGCCCGATCCAATAAGTAGTACCGTTTACCTGGCACTGCAATACGTGATCGATGACGGCATTAGTTCCAGTAGTGAATTGAACGGCTGAAAGACCGGTGAAGCTCAGGACGTTATCCGCCGTAGCAAGACCAGTAGCGTTTCCACCGTTGTTGAAGTTGTGGATTGCGTGTTCTGTCGCAGTTCCGTAATTCGTCGATGCGCCGGATGCGTACAGCTCAGACATTCCACCGTAAATGGTAGCAGTAACGTCGTCATCTGGACCCATGAACGTACCGCGCAATCCAACACCTAGTCCGGTGACAGATCCACCCGTGCCATACTCAAGCCCGAAGTGGCCACCATGAGCGGTACTGAGTGCAGCCGTTGCAATCGTGCGTCCGCGGATAGACTCACCAGAAGCAGCAGCTCCGGAAATCGTCAACGCCGAATAGATCAAGCGGTGATCGCCTGATACGTTCGATGCGTCAGCTCTCAGGCTCAAGAAGCTATGTCCTGCACTAGCAGATGTCCACATTGCCGAAGATAGTCCCTTCTGAATCGTCCCGTCTTCGGTTGGGTCCCAATGGACCTTCACCGCGACAAGAGTTGGAACCGTCAAGGACGATGTGACCGTAGATAGCGTGTAGCCGAATGGCTGCCACGATACCGAATCACTCTGACCAGATAGAATGTACGTGTCAGTACCTGGCGTCTTCTTGATGTAGATAGGCGTTCCAGGCGTAAGAGCCTGCGCCACTCCATCGTCGCTATCATCGCTGACAGAACCAAGCACGTTCAGCCAGAAGATGCCCTCAGTATCAACCGCAATCATATCGGTCGCAGCCGCCGCGCCCTTCAGCGCCACGCCAACGATGTCACCGTATCGCACGGGATCTTTACCGTCTACAAATCCATCCGCATGATATGGATGGACTAGCACCGACTCAGCGAACGTCAATACGCGACCTTCACCACCCGAACTCGTTTCCTCGCCTGCGCTTTGTCCAGTGTTTACATATTTGTCAACTGGCATCGTAACCTCCTAGCTGTAGAAGAGTT